GATTGTAATTGAGCTAGTCCTTGTTGAGCTCTTCTTTGTGATTCAAATGCTGATTGTGCTTGTTGTTGTGCTTGACCAAAACCTCTGCTTCTTATACCAGCTACAGCTTCAGCTGCGCCTCTGCCTGTTTGTCTTGCTATGTCTTCTTGTAGAAGTCTTCCTCTAGCACCACCAAAAGCTCCTGCTCTTACTGCTCGGTCTCTTGCAGCTATATCTGATTGAGCAGATTGTCTTTGTATATCTTCTAATGTTTGTTGAACAACTTGATCTTCGTATGGATCGTAGAATGCTTGAGCCATTGATGGATCATAAATGCCTGTAGCTCCACGAGCAGATTCTTCTGCTCTAGCTAAAGCACCTAGTCCTCCAGTCATAGCTTCACTGGCACCTGGCAAATATCCGAAAGCGTCTTCTAGCGCTCTCTCTTGCCTACCGAAGAGTCGACCAGCTTCAGTTACATAAGGCTGATACTCACCTAGTCGTGCGGCTTGCTGTCGAGCTTGTATTTGTAATGGAGTTAGCCCGGCAGTTTGCTCAATGGGAATATCTCTAGGTCTTGATATAAGTCCTTCATATTCACCAGGTGCACCAAAATAGGATGCTAATAATCTTCTTGAATAATCTTCGATATAAGGCGATACAAAAGAATAACCAGTCTGAGGAGTGGTTATGACTTCCGCTGGAGGTGCTGATTTTGTTTTACTTAAACACATCTTTTATTTATTTCCTATAATACATACCGCCTATTTGGTGAAAACCTTTTTTTTCAAATAACTTCTTGGCTCTTTCTACACCCCCTAAGTTAAAAATACCAAGTATTAAAGGTTTCTCTTGTTCTTTAGCATAGTCTATTACTGCATCTATTAAAAGATGTGACGGTGGTGTTTCGTCTTTTGTATTTCTGTATTCAGGTAATACATAAAACCAACCATCGCCTATGTATTGTTCTGCTGACCACCAGTAATCAGTAGGAGCAGCTCCAATACTACCTATAATTTTAACACCATCTAGCACATTAAAGACAGCCCCATTGAATAAATAATGATTAATGTGTGACGAGGCTCTACCCCATTCTATAGGCGGAGATCCATCTCCAGATAAAGAATGTTCAGTCCAAAAATGTTCTGATAAAAAATCTGCGATTCGTTTTCCGTTGTTGGGAGACGGATAGACTACTTCTAAGCTAAAACTCATACGAGTTGTTTGGCGATCTCTTCTCCAAATTTTTGCATTTTGTACATCTCACGAGCACCAATTAATCTTTGCTCGTACTCATCGTTTGGATCTGCACCAGCTGCAATACCCATACCTCTTACCGCAGCAGAGTTGGTTACAAACTCACCATCACTTAACATAGCCGGTATCTTGTCGCCTTTCTCTCCACCGGGTCCTGTGACTAGTTCATCTCTGTCTACGAATGTTCCGTCTTTTGCATATAACTGACTGGCGATACGTCTTGGCTGTAAAGCATCTACATAAGTTGCTTCTCTTGGAGGAGCTACTAATGGAGAAAAAGGTACGCCTTTAGCTTGTGCATAAATTTTAGATACTTCGCTTGGATAGAATCGATAAACATCTGGTGTTACATCTTTAGCATCAATACTTATTGATGCACCTGGCCTAGTATCTCTGTAACCTAAACTACCAATACCGCTACCAGCACCATATGCTCTTGCAATATTGGATACCATGTCCTCTGCGATACCGTCATCTTCGTAATTAATTCCAAGAATATCTCTCATGTATTCTTTAAAATCACCCTCATAATCAAAAGGTAGTCCAGCTATGCCACCTTCCCGCAATCTTCTTATTTCAGGAATGGAGGCTTGCGAACCTTTAATTATTTGACTTTGAACTAAGGGAGAAAAATCTGAGGAAGCTCCGACCATTTCTAACATTTCTCCTAATATTTGCATTTTTTCTTTAGGGGTTTTTTTATCTTTTATAATTTTTGCTATTTGATCAGGATCTCTAGTTCCAGCGTCTATTCCGCCATCTTCTTCAAAATCGTAAATGAAATCATCTAGATCTTCTTGAGCTTCATCTTGAGCGTCCTTATCAAATACATCAGTGAAGTCAACATCTTTACCAGAAAATAAAGTAGGACTGTTAGGATCCATGACTGGAATATTGCTAGTACCAGGGATTAAATTTACTCCGCCTGCAAAAAATTGAGCAATACCACCCATCGTGTATCCCGGTACATCGTACCCAAACTTATCTTCAACTAGAGAAGGATTCTCTTTAGCTAAAGCTTTTAGTCCTTTGTTCGCTGTCTGTAGATTCTTCATTTGACTTTTTATTATAACCCTTTAATTTGCGTTCTTGCATCAATAATTTTAATTCATGCCAACGATAAAACCTTTTGTTTACATCGTCCCAAAACCAACCTTTGGTCATGAGTATTTAGTTCTTTTTCTTCTATTAGGCATAACAGCTCCACAACCTTTGTGCATTCTTGAAACTCTTCCGCCTTTATTCATTCTTACTTTTGCCTTCTTGGTGTTGGCTACAACGGTTTTACCTTTTTTACCAGCGGCCTTCTTTTTTCTAGCTGTTTTAGCACGTTCTGCTTTTGATAAGCTTCTAGCTTTTGCAGATGGTAAACAGCGATCCGGGTTTTTTTTATTTTTACTAGTACCACATGGTCCTTTAATAGAACCATCTGTACCTATTCTTACCCAGTTTTGTTCTCGCCACTGCTTGAGTTGTCCCATTATCTAAGCCTTTCTTTCATCACAATGCCTTGTCCTTTGATGTTAACAAGTCCACCGATCTTCATTTTCTTTGCTTTCTTTTTAGATCCTTTTGCGTAGTTTGGATCTTTGCAATACTTAGATGCCGCCATATTTGCATATGCGGATGGGTATGTATCAAAGGTACGCTTTGCCCAAGCCTTACCTTTTGCACATATTTTGCCACCACTTTTTGCTTTCTTTGCCATAAATATATCTCTACGTTATTGTAACTGTTACTGTTCCTAGACTTGCAGTAGCGCTATATCCATTTGACGGTGCATAAAACTGCGATGTAAAACAATCACGCCACTGATGTCCATCCCAACATTGTAATGTATTTGTATTAGTATTGAAAAGGAGGGTGCCAGCGACAGGAGCTTCTTCGTCTCTTTCTGTCGTGCTTGTTTGTCTTGCATTATCTAAATCTACAGTAGCTAAGTTAAGTTCTAATATCCTAACTAATCTATTGTAAACATCTGCTGTGACAGATTGATTTACACTGATTGGTAAACGAGTAGGTAATAACTTACTCATCTTCTTCCGTCAGTTCTTATGTCTGCTCTTGTTGCACCCAGTCTCCAACCAACATCGTCATTACCAGTTCCTGAAGCGTCATCGTCTGATTCTAATCTTAGAACCATTTGTCTAGATCTTTCTCTAGTAAATATTTGTTGAGTATCACTACCCATTTGATTGGTGCTTGCTGTAGTTAATGAATCTCCGGGATAGTCTCTGGTTTTGATTACCATATTTACTTTACCGGCCGCGCTGTTATTTAAAAATCTAACGTCAGGAATAATTCTGCCTACAAAAGCGAACTGTTCTCCATCTCCTAAATCAATATCAGCGCTTTCAATAAACACATTTGTCATAGGAGATCCATCATCATTGTATCCATGCTCATGCTCATACAGGTAATTACCACCTGTTGCTCTTGGATAGTTAACGATGTTTCTGTCCAACCAAGCTGTTCTACTTAAATTACCGTATGACCAAGCGTTTTCTACATAGTTGTATAAAACAAACCTATCAACCACATCGCTTCCGTCTGAACAGTAAAACCATCCAACTTCATTAAACTCATTATTAGTAAAAGCAAAGAATTGGAACCCTTGTGTAATGTTCATGTCATCAAATACATAACTTTGAACTGGACAAGGAACTTTCTCAACAGCTCCATTGTATACATAGAAGCTGTCATAACCCATCCAAAATACTCCGTTAGGAGCAGTTATGGCCGCGTTGGGTCCAATCAATCCTGTGTTTTTATTAATAAGGTTTATTCCAAAAGTAAATGGTGCGCCAACAAACTGCATAGAGTAGATAGAAGTATCTGTCCAAACCAATATCTCTTGTCTAGCTTTTACTGTACCAACGATGATACTACCCTCTGAAAGTCTTAAACTACCTGCGGTGTTATCGTTCTTTGGCTCAAACTCTAGTTCATTTTCTTGATCACTAAATGCTATAAGCATAGGATCACTGGTTCCTGTTCTAGCTGTTCCTGTATCATTCAATGGATCAGCTCCAAAAACAATTACATGTCTATCAGTTTCTGATACTAATGTTTGCAATCCAACAGTCGGCACAAGATTTGCCCCGGTCTTTGTGCTTAATTGAACTGCTCTTGTAGTAACTCCATTAGTAGCATCCCAATAAAATATAGATCCATTTCTTGGATTTATAATAAGATCTTCACCGTAGTTGTCAGCAGTCCAAAGTCTAAGCTGATTGGTAAATGTTAATCCTGTTAGAGATCCATAAGGACCTGAACCCCAAGTTCCTACACTCCAACCTGTACTGGGTGAGTAAACTTCTAGTCCTACATTTATTTCATAAGTTCCCACAACAGAAGATCCACCATTTCCTGTATCAGAAGCATTTGCTGTCAGAGTCGATCCATCAGTATCTTTTGCACTAATGGTATAGGTGTTCGTTGTTACACTTACTATTTGATATTCTTGATTAAGTGCATCTGCTGAAATGTTGCCGCCCAAAGATACAGCTCCGCTAAAAGTAACAAAATCATTTTGTACTGCGCCATGTGCAGTATCGCTTACGGTTATGGTTGAAGATCCATTAGATGCTGCGAAGGTAACCATACCCGCAGATGTGGTTCTTCTTATGGGAGTAATATCGTTGTAACTAGATCCTTGTAAAATGTAGTATTTTTGAGTGGTGCCCAATCCAAGCTCTTGCGTACCATCAAGTAAAACGAAACTATGTAAATGTCTTCCAGTTCCCTCAATGGCAGTTGCAACTTCTTTTCTCCAACCACCAATCTTTTCTGGTCTACCAAAATTAAATCTGACTAAGTTACAATCAAACCATCCGCCTTCAGAATCATAAGATGTGCCTTCTCTGAAGATTCCCGGTTTAAATGTTAGTTTATTTAAAGGCATAATGTTAAATGTTTATAAAGGATTAAGCTTTGGAGTTTTATTTATCTTTAATAAAGTCTCTATCAAAGAATCCTTTGAATTTATTTTATTTAAATTATCAATATTTTTTGATACTTCTGTTGAGTTAGTTTCATCGTAGGCACCAAAAAATATTTTGTTTATTGGTAAAGCAACAAAACAAAATATGTCAACTTCGCCATTTCCATATCTTACCACTTTATTTTCACGAATGTTATTAACAGTTCTTTTGCTTGTGCGTATTTCCCAACGATAATAATCTTTGCTGTTGCGCTTATATATTGTGTTTGTTGTTTTAACTTGAACTCTATAAAGATTATTGTTGTGATCTAAAATTAAATCAGCTTTATGGCCAGGTGGGGTTTGAATAACAGAGTCGCAAAATCTCAACAAGTATGATGCCGCTAAGTATTCACCTGCAAGAGCGATCCTTTCGGATCTTACAGACATGATATCTCCTATATATGTCGCCAGTCTTTGCCTTCAAAGAGTAAAGCTTCTGCCTCTCTCCTCCGTACTAGACCTTCTAAAACTTTGCCTCCAGCTTTGTTCCATCTCTTTATTTGGTTTGGTGTTTCTTCGTATTCACCGTTATTTAATTTTCTAAGTAACGTTGATTTCTTTAAGTTGACTGGTCCAAGGTTATATACCCAAGAACACAATGCATCAAATTGATTTTGATTCAAAGGCACATGCACATAACTATTGATGTACTCTTCATATTCGTCTTCGAGTTCACGCCATAACATAAACTCTGCTTTTTCTTTAGTCCACTTATCGCCTTCTTGCACATCTTTGGTATGACCATAACCAATTGTCCATACTCCTACTGCATCCTGATAGGCAACAGCGTTGCCTTCTTCATCAAGAGGACAACCCTCAAAATGCTTGATGAGTTCTAGCCCTTCTTCAGAAATGTGCATAATTATTTTTTGTTGGACGATCCAAAATAGAATGATATAACTGCGGTAGCTATACCAGTAATAGATCCAATCACCAGCATGACAATATCGTCACTTGAATCTGGTTGAGGATACAAAGTAACCATACCTATATAGCCAAAGAAACCTACAAGACAAAGAACTCCTAAAAACTTAGGTGTCCAGTCAGAACTAAACTTTTCTCTAGCATCTTGAATGTCTTCGGTTTCTAATTTATAGATATCGACTTCGAGTTGTTTCATTTGTAACTCAAAATCTTTTTCAGCTTTTTTAAGCGCTACCATCTGCTCTGAAGTAATATTGTTCATTGCAGTTTCGATAGACTTGGGATTATTAGGGACGCCTAGGACTTTGCTGATAATCGCCCCGGCTTGGCCGCCAAGCGGGCCACCGACTGCCGCTCCTAACGTTGGAGCTAAAGCACCTAAAACTGATTTAAGTTTTCTCATATTTGAGTAAGTATAAATCCTAAAAAGGTTAAAGCCAAAGTCCCTATACCCCCAATAACTAGATTTCTAATAAAAGTAATATCAGTATCTAGTTTTTCTAAATGATTAAAACAAGTTTTCCAACGTTCAGCGCACTCTGTTTCGTGACGAATCAGCTCGTTGTATGTACCTTGAACCGTTGGCTTAGACATTATTTAATCCAGGACTTAACCTTTTCAACCCATTCAGGTTTGTTTTTCCAGACAACCGCACCTACGATTATCGCTACTAATATTAATGGTAATATAACTTCCATTTATTTTTCCTCTGTTTTTTGTTCTTCAAATGTTTTTTGATAAGCATTTTCAAAAACACCCAAAGAAGCATTTACCTGATCCAACTCAAAGTGGATTCTG